TCACAGACAAATCCTAAGGCGATGGAGTGGTGGAAAGATAATTCTTGGTTTGAGGATGACAATCACAAGACAATGACTGGGCTAGCTTATGGTCTTCATCAAGAAGCCCTTACTGATAAAGGCATCGCCCCGAACACGGACGAGTATTTTAACTTTATCAATGCAGAGATGAGGAAACGTTTTCCAGACTATGAATGGGCGGATAATACTAGCGGGGTTAGGCAACCCGCGGCTTCGACGCCTAGACATACTTCTTCGGTGGTAGCTCCTTCCGCAAGGAATAACGGAGCCAGACCCCGCAAAGTGAAGCTACAGCCTACTCAACGCGCACTCGCTAAGCGCCTTGGGTTAACGCAGGAGCAATATGCCAACCAACTCTTAAAAGAGAGGGAGACTTCCAATGGCTGACGAGCGCAATCCTTGGTCTCACGAGACCCGCGAAGATTCTACCCGAGAAGATGATTCTTGGATTCCTTCTTCTGTTTTACCTACTCCTGAACCTCAAGATGGTTGGAGATTTTTGTGGGTTAGAACCAGCTCTATGGGTCTTGCCGACAATACCAACGTATCTAAGAAGTTTAGGGATGGATGGATTCCCGTGAAAAAGGAAGACCATCCAGAGATTGCAGGTCAATCTGATATCAATTCCCAGTTTCAAGGGAATATTGAGCAGGGCGGCTTGCTTTTATGCAAGATTTCCGAAGAGAAGATAAAATCTCGTAGGGAATACCATGAAAGTATAAACAAGAAGCAGATGGAGTCGGTGGATAGAAATTATTTGCGGGAAAACGATCCGCGTATGCCGTTGTTGAGACCGGAAAAAAGCTCGCGCACAACCTTTGGGAAAGGCTGACATTTCGGTTAATTCGGAGTGCAGCCTTGTGTGTTTAACGTAGCATAGAGGAGTAATACTATGGCTACTTCTGCGACTCCTAATGGTGCGGAACCTGTTGGTACTTGCAGTGCAAGCGGATCCTTTACGGGAAAAGTGCAGCACATCAAGATTGCCAGCGCGTATGGCACCGCTATTTTCTATGGAGATTTCGTTAAGCTGGTTACAGCCGGTACTATCGAGAAGGACACCGGAACCACTTCGCTTACCTCCATAGGTATTTTCATGGGCTGCAAATATACCGACCCGAGCACATCTCAGATGACATTTAATCAGACTTGGCCTGCCTCTACGGCAGCGTCCGATGCGATGGCCTATGTTCTGATGGATCCTGATGTTCTGTTCCAGATGCAGGGTGATGAGGCGATTGCTCAGACCGCTTTAGGCGCTAATTTTGCTGTTATTCAGACAGCAGGATCAACGACTATTGGTCGAAGCAAGAACGCTGTTGATGGCTCAACGGTTGCAACCACCAATACGCTACCAGTTAGGCTTGTTGACTTTGTTGATGGGCCAAGCAGCTCGGTTGGCGACACTTACACTGATGTGATCATGCGTTTCAACGCGGGGCATCAGTTAACCAACACTACAGGCATCTAAGGAGGAACTAGCATGGCTATTTCTAGAGCACAAATGCTGAAAGAACTCCTGCCGGGGCTGAATGCCCTTTTCGGCCTGGAGTATGAGAAGTACGATGATGAGCACGAGGTCATTTATGAGAGCGAGTCATCAGAGCGTTCTTTTGAGGAAGAGGTGAAGCTGAGTGGATTTGGTTCCGCTCCAGTTAAAGACGAGGGTGCTGGTATCACATACGATTCAGCGCAGGAAGCTTTCACTGCTCGCTATAACCACGAAACGATTGCAATGGGATTTGCGATTACAGAAGAAGCTATGGAGGATAACCTCTATGACTCTCTTTCTGCTCGCTATACCAAGGCACTAGCTCGTGCAATGGCGTATACAAAGCAAGTGAAGGCCGTCAACCCCCTTAACAACGGTTTCACCAATTCTTTTCAATCAGGTGACGGGGTCAACCTATTCACCGCGTCCGGTGACGGCGTAACCGGAGGTGATGGGCACCCGAGAGTGGATGGTGGCAAGAATGACAATCGTCCTTCGACAGCAGCAGATTTGAACGAAACGTCGCTGGAAGCGGCAATCGTTACAATCGCCGCTCTCACAGATGAGCGCGGCCTATTGATCGCGGCTCGTCCAAAAGGACTGATTGTTCCGCCTGCCGGGATGTTTACTGCTAAGAGGCTCCTTGATTCTGAGCAAAGAGTTGCAACAGCAGATAACGACATCAACGCTGTGCGTAGCATGGGTATTGTTCCAGAAGGATTCTCGGTCAATCATTATTTGACTGACTCTGACTCTTTCTATATCACTACCGATATTCCGAATAGCTTCAAGCTTTTCGAGCGCACACCGCTAGAAACCTCTATGGACGGTGATTTCGATACGGGTAACGTGCGCTACAAGGCGCGTGAGCGTTATTCGTTCGGCGTTTCCGACCCATTGGGAATCTACGGATCACCAGGAGCGTAAGTAACTGGTATGGGAGAGCGGCTTGCACTTTTATCTTATGCACGGAAACTCGCAGGGATCTGTGATTAGGTAAGTCGCTCTCCTTTTTCCTGACTGTCGCATGGTGCGGCAGACACTAGCCAAGACAGGAGAAAGAAATGGCTAATACTACTTTTAACGGCCCAGTTCGGTCTGAAGGCGGATTCGAGCAAATCAGCAAGACGGCTGGAACAGGTGCTATTACCACCAATCTGGATATTGATACCAGCGGTAATATCACCACGACGGGTTATGTTTCCTCTTATGCCAACGTAAGCAGCATTACGTCTGCGACCAAGAGCGTTGAATCCACCGATTCAGGCACGGTTTACACCCTAAACCGGGCCGCAGGCATTGTAGTCACGTTGCCTACGGCTGCTGCTGGTCTGAACTATACGTTCATCGTCGGTACCACGTTCACGGGTGCGGGTCAGATCAATACGGACAATGCCAGCGATCTGTTTTCTGGCTTTGCACACATTTTTGATCCAGCCACGGCAACGGATATGAACACCTTCATTCCTGATGCGAGTGATGATGACACCATTGATTTGGGGACAGCAGGGCAGGGTTGGCTTGTAGGCGGAATTATTCGTCTAGTAGCAACCAGTGCAGCGGTTTGGCATTGCGAGGCTTTCTTGCATGGTGACGGCACATTGGCGACACCTTTCGAGTAACAGTAATTGATGGGGTGGGGGCTATGCCCCCTCTTCATCTGGAGATACGAGTATGGCTTTTGAAACACCTCAACAAAGGCGTGCGAGATTGCAAGCTCAACGTCAGAAGCAAGCTCAGGATTGGCAAAGAATAAAAGGGTGGTGGGGCAGGCTACCACGGGCAGGTAGCACAGTTGCTGACGATATAAATGGTATGCCCGCTCTTCAGCGCAGTCAGGCAGAACAAGATGCCAAGATAGCGAGAAGCAGAGCAGCGAGAGCAGCGAAAGATGCAGAGCGAAGAAGGCGTAGAGAGGCGGCAGAGTCTGCAATGGGCGACAGCGTTGCTGATGATATTGCTGCTTCTGGGGTTAACGCGCCGGGTTATGCTGGAACCTTAGATACTAGCCATGGGTGGAGGGGCTTTAAGCAGACAGAAGCTGGGAAATTTCCTGTCTATCCAAAGGCATCTCCGTCAGCCCAATCATTCAGGGGGGCTTTTGCCGATGCCAGAAAGGCAGGGAAGAAAACCTTTACATGGCAGGGAAGGAAATACACGACTGATGTAGCGTAAGGAGTAGGAAATGGCTGATGCAGTAACAAGTCAAACAATTCAGGACGGCGCTCGCCATGTCGTGATGAGCTTCACGAATGTCAGTGATGGAACGGGTGAGTCTGCGGTTAAGAAGGTCGATGTTTCTGCTTTGACATCAGATCCCATGACAGGATCTTCGTGTAGCGGCGTATCTATTGATTCGGTGTGGTTTTCGACATTGGGTATGAGTGTCAAGCTGTTATGGGATGCGGATACAGATGTGTTGGCATTGCATTTGCCTGCTGATTATTCTGATACGCTCGATATGAGTGAGTTTACGGGGCTGAAGAACAATGCAGGCACAGGTGTCACAGGTGACATCATGTTCACGACTGTAGGTCATAGTTCGGGAGATGCTTATACGGTTATCCTGAAAATGGTTAAAAACTATTAACAGGGGGTTCTTATGAGCAATCTTGAAGTCATTCAGAACGGGGTTTCTCTGCATCCTGACACTATGGGTGAGCCTGTTTACCAGATAGGCGCTAAGGGTGACGATGGCGAATATCATATTGTTGTTTCTGCTGGAATGACAAAACAAGAGGCTGATTCCAAGCTGAAGGAAATGCAGCCAGCGAAGGATAAGCCGAAAGAGAAGGTGGCCCCAAAGAAGAAGGCTGTAAAAAAGGATGCGCCAAAAAAGACGGCAAAGAAAAAGGCAGCGAAAAAGAAGAAAAGAAAGGGATAAAGACGGTTAACCGCTAGGAGAGGCGCATAGATGGCAACAAGCGGCACATATACGTTCAACCTTGATTTGAGCGATATCCTTGAAGAAGCCTATGAACGCGCAGGGCTTGAATTGCGTAGCGGTTACGATTATCGAACCGCAAGGCGAAGTCTCGATCTGATGTTCCTTGAGTGGCAGAACCGTGGATTGAACCTGTGGACAGTTCAGGAA